TGGTAAAGTAGGTGGTTTTTTTGCTGGATTGACTGGAATATTTTTGGAGAATTGGCGCGTGTTAGAGAGAGAAATTGAGCGGTATCTCGTTGGAAAAATAGAAGCCCTTGGAGGCTTATGTTTGAAGTTTACCTCCTCGATTGCAGGTGTCCCAGATCGTCTTGTTCTCTACAAAGGGAGGACATATTTTATTGAACTAAAAGCACCAGGCAAAAAGCCTAGACCGCTACAAAAGAGAATGATAAAACAGATGGAGGATAGGGGCGCTTCTGTAACTATTATCTCAGATAAAAAAGGAGTTGACACTTTTATAGATAAGTGTTATACTTACATCCCAAACACTAAGAGGGTAAAATAATGTTGCGTGATCCAGAAGGTAATAAAATGAGAGGTATTAGGATGCCAAACGAGCTATGGGAGGCTACGCTTGCCTTAGCAACTGACAACCAAAGGTCAGGCACTAAAGAGATTATAATAGCTTTACAGGAGCACCTAAAGCGCAGTGGCTATCAGGAAAAGACATGGGCTTAGAATTACCAACAGTAGAAGAGATAAGAGCTAGACTAGCAGACCGCAATTTGCGAGTAGTAGCAGAGGCTATTGGGGTGCATCCTAACAGCCTCTACAACTTTAAGAGTGGTAGAGGTGCGCCCCGCTATATGATAATGCGAGATCTTTTGATATACTTATCTAAGACTTGACAAAAANGCTAAAAAGGTATTAAATAGAACCACTAGAGGAGATTTATGCGAAAGTGGAAATACCGAGATAGTGAGTGGAGTGTCAGAGACCTGTCCAAAGCGACAGGATTAAATACCTCTACAATCAGGTCACGCCTGACCAGAGGCTCTACGGTAGAGCAAGCCATAAGTGCCCCCCTAACCACGCCCCAAGAAAAAGGGAAGCTGGGTCGGAGGAAATCCCCTTGGGTATAACCACAGCTGATTTTAGCCGCTTAGAGCGTAACGCTAGAAAGAGGGTTAAATTAGCAGCCGCAAAAGCGTTGACGGTAGTGGCTCAGGCATCACAGACTAAAATACAGGCAGAGATACCCCAAAAGTTCGATACCACTAAACAATGGTGGAGAAAAAACTCCCCCACAGGTATTAAGATCAAAATGGCAACTAAAGCCACAATGACAAGTGAGGTATTTACAGGACATAAAAATACTTGGCTGGCGAGGCATGAGTTTGGGGATTCGAGGCGACCAAGAGGCAGTATGCTGATAGTGCCTGTATACAAGAAGTCAGGATCATCACCAGACAAAGCAGACGCTCGTTTCAGGGGGTTTAAGCCTCAAACTTGGCGTAAGGCTATAGGTCGCACTACCGCACTAGCGAAGTATGGTAGAACTGATAGAGCAGTAAAAGGCAAATACCCAGTAGTGATCCAAAATAGTAAAGGTGACACCTTAATCAAGCGCGGTAAAGGACAACCGTTTAAAGTAGTCTTCACTGAGAAACNGACCACTAAACGAATGAAGAAGCGCCTCAACTTCCGTAAAATAGTGAAGCGTACCGTGCGCAAAGAGTTTAGTAGGATTTTCAGAGAAAAATTAGCCCTTGCGGGGATTTAATTTTTAGACTAAAGCGATTTTAATTTTTAGACTAAAGGGCTAATTTTTAGACTAAAGGGCTTTTAATTTTTAGACTAAAGGGCTAATTTTTAGACTAAAGGGCTTTTAAAGTAGCGCCAAAACCCTAATTTTTTGTACCGAAGATAGAATAAAAGTCTGATTTTGTAAGTTGCTGATATATAAGGGCTTTATGTAAGTTGCTGATATATAGGGGCTTTCTGTAAGTTGCTGATATATAAGGGCTTTATGTAAGTTGCTGATANATAAGGGAAAGGTACTCCTGCCTCCTTTGACGAGGGTAACGGAGCGCAGGTCGATATTCTCGTAGATATAAGTTTTTTTTATGATAGCCCCATTTGACATAAGTAAAAATGTATGGTAGGGTCTATTCGTGGCTAGGGGGATACCCTGAAAAGCTAGTACCTGATTAGCCTGCCACTATTTTTTCAGGTCTATCTACAGGGGATATTATGGCATCACAAAAAACAATAGCAGTTCACCTTTTTCTAACCTCATCTAGGGTTAGCGATCTCCAGAATATGGGGGTAATTGCTAGAGGTTGTGAGGTTGATACCGCCAGAGAGCAATACATTAATTTCTTGCGGGATGCGGCAGTTAAAAGACAAGCCACAGTTGGCGGTCAAGATCTACAAGAAGAGCAGACAAGGCTCGTCCACCATAAAGCTAACATTGAGTCCATTAAGGAGGAGGAAAAAGTAGGTAGCTTAATTGCTGCTGATAGTGTTAAGACTGAGTGGTTGAGTATGGTAATGGCGATGAAGGCTAAAATACTAGGACTCGGCAAAAAGGTGGCTTCAACAGGACTAGGGATCACCAACTACACAGAGATGGAGGAGCTGGTGGACTCTTATGTGAGGGAGAGTTTAGAGGAGCTATCAAAAGATGAGCGATAGCCAAGAGGAGGTCAAGAGCTACAAAGAGGTTTTAACAACTATTAGAGCGCGGGTAATGGGGGCGTTAAAGCCACCAGCCCGATTAGATGTTAGTGAGTGGGCTGATTCACATATGCACTTATCCCCAGAGGCAAGTTCTGAGCCTGGCATCTGGCGAACTTCCAGAGCGGAGTACCAAAGGGGTATGATGGATGCAGTAAGTGACAAGACGGTAGAGACGGTTGTAATTATGTCCTCTGCCCAGATTGGCAAGACCGCTATTACTTTAAATATGATAGGGTACTATGTTCATCAAGACCCCTCGCCAATGCTGGTAATCCAACCTACTCTTGATATGGCTCAGACTTTCAGCCGAGATAGGCTTGCCCCTATGGTCAGAGATACTCCTGTTTTAAGTGGGTTGATTATGGATAGCAAATCTAGNGATTCAGGCAACACTATACTGAAAAAGCAGTTCCCAGGTGGTCACATCACAATGGCAGGAAGTAATAGCCCCGCATCCCTTGCTTCTCGACCTGTAAGATTATGTATTTTTGATGAGGTTGATAGGTTTCCCATTTCAGCAGGAACAGAGGGCGATCCTGTTATGTTGGGAACTAAGCGTACAACCACATTCCATAACCGTAAAATCTTAATGGTATCAACTCCTACAGTTAAAGGTGCTTCACGAATAGAGACCGCTTATGAGGACTCTGACAAAAGAGTGTTCAAGGTACACTGCCCCCACTGCAACGAGCCGCAGCAACTAAAATGGGGTAATATAAAGTGGGACAAAGATAAACCAGAAGATGCTTATTATGTTTGCGATGAGTGCGGAGGTGTTATAGAGCATTCTGCAAAGTCCGTTATGCTAAGGCACGGGTTTTGGGAGAGAACGGGCAAAGCGGGCAAGGTTGCGGGGTTTCACTTGTCCGAACTTTACTCTCCTTGGCGTAGTTGGGGGGATATGGCAGTAGACTTTCTCTTTGCTAAGAAGAACAAAGATACTCTACAGGTGTGGATCAATACAGCCCTTGGTGAAACTTGGGAAGAAGACGAGGGGGACGGTGTGGAATACGAATATGTTTATACCAAGCGAGAAGAGTACGAGTTTGACCCACTCCCAGAGGGGGTATTAGTAATTACAGGTGGCGTAGATGTACAAGGAGACCGATTAGAGCTGGAATTACTCGGTACAGGATTGAATGAGGAAACTTGGTCACTTGGGTATCATGTAGTGCCAGGTGATCCAGGGCTTGCTACTACTTGGGATGCACTTGACGATATATTAGCTCGTAGATTTAACCACCCAGCAGGCGTTAGTTTGTCAGTAGCGGCTGTATGTGTAGATAGTGGAGGACACCATACGCAAGCCGTGTATGACTACACCCGAAAACATACTAATAGATTTGCTATTAAAGGTCAGTCTCAAGCAGGAAAGCCGCTGGTTGGCAAACCGACTAAAACCAACAAGGGGAGAATAGCGCTATATCCACTAGGTGTAGATGCTGCTAAAGATTTAATTTTTTCCCGACTAAAGATTGATGAGTTCGGTGCTGGGTATTGCCATTTCCCAATGAGCTATGACAAGAACTACTTTATGGGGCTATGCTCAGAGAAGAAAGTCAGGAAGTTTGTTAAGGGGGTTGCTAGGATGGAATGGAAGAAAACTAGAGTGCGCAATGAGCCCTTAGATTTAAGGGTTTACGCTTTGGCAGCCTTTAGGATGCTTAACGCCAACATGAAGAGGATCAGTAAGAAGATAAATGGCGAGGCAGAGGCAGAGCCAGAGATAGAGCCTATTAATATTGAAATAAGGCAACAAGAATCAGCACTTATAGCGCAGGTTAAACCAAAAAGAGGTCGAATGAAGAAAAAAACAGGGGGATTTGCTAAAAGGTGGTAAAAAACACTTGACAAAATGAAAAAGCGCAAGTTACATAGAGGCAATGGCTAATTTATTTGATTCTGACAACTATGCAACTACAGAACCTTACNAGTTCACTGCTGGCGACCGCGTAGCGTGGAAGCGTACTGACTTAGGTACAGATTACGATAATAGCCTTTATACGCTAACCTACGAGGCTAAGAGTGACCAAGCTGGCAGTGCCAGTGTCACAATAACTGCCACAGCATCAGGTAGTGATTACCTTATTGAGATACTCCATAGCACTACCGCTGGATATACA